TGAAGAGCCAGTGGAAGGTGACACTGTCAGCCTTCGCTTTAACAAGTCTGCTGGTGTTGAAGTATTTAACCTTGGCCGCGTGGATCTGCTTCCCGATACAGAATTGCTTTACTCCTCATCAAGCAATGGCTTGATTGTCAAGGGTGGCAATGATGGCACCAATGATTTTGCCCTTATTGCCGATGGCTCAACGCTGACCAAGAAGGTTCAAGGCTCATCAAACGTCACTGTCACATGGGGCGGATCGTCAACGATCCTTGACATAGCAGTGGACGGTAGCAATTACTATGTAGCCACAGCAACTAACATCTACAAAGGCCCATTGACCCTGTCAACCAGCGGCACATCGGTATTTACTATTCCGACAACCAACACGGGAACCGTTACCAAGGTCAAAATGGCTTGGGTCAAGCAGCGCTTGATCGCTGGCATTAACAACTACCTCTTTGAGATTACCCCTATTGTCAGCTTCAATGTTAGCGCCACTATCCTTGGCGCATACACAGCCAACAACAATAGTTATACAGCCAACGTGGCAGAGTTGACTACCTCTGCACCGCACAACCTTACCATTGGTTCTCTTGTTACCGTAGCCTCAGTAGGCTCACCATACAACGGCACATGGCAAGTCATCGACGTTCGCGACAACACTCACGTAGCGCTTAACATCCAGAACGCTAACGTGGCATTTAACCCTTCTGCCACTGGCACAATTACCCTTGCCAATAACAACTCAACGCCGATCTATGCTCACTCAAATGCAGCATGGGTGTGGACTGGCATTTGTGAAGGCCCAAATGCGATCTATGTATCCGGCTATTGCTCAGACTCATCCAGCGTGTATCGTCTTTCCCTTGATACAACTGGCGCAGTGCCACTGCTTAACAAGGCACTAACTGCTGCCGATATGCCAAAGGGTGAGATTATTCTTGCCCTTGGTGCATACGTTGGCAAGTATATGGTCTTTGGAACCAACAAAGGTATTCGCGTAGGAACCATCGATACGTCAGGCTTTGTATCTTCTGGTTATGTAACCTACGGCCCATTCACTTTGGTGACGCAGGGCTACAACCCAGCTCTTGGTAACTACCTTACTCCATCGGGAACCGATGGCTATGTCTATGACATTGCCTTCAATGATCGTTATGCCTACTGCACCATTACCAACTACATCGATAACGGTGACGGCACATACTCATCTGGCTTAATCAAAATCGACATTGGCAAGGAAATTGCAACTAACCAAGTTGCCTATGCAAGCAACCTTCGCCCACCATTGGTCAGCGGTGTACGCTCAACTGCCACCACAACAAGCGTTGCGGTCTATGGCAAGACTAGCCGTTTGATGTTTGCCATCAACGGCCAAGGCGTGTACATCCAGACAGATCCAAAGAACAGCAACTCAAGCGGTGCGCTTTGCTCTAGCGGTTTTATCCAGACTGGCCAGATCCGTTACCTTACCCTTGAAGATAAACATTTCAAGTACATCAAGGCTCGCGTTACTTCTCCGATCACTGGCAACATTAAAATCTCTACAGTCGATCCATCGTTAAATGTTAATGATCTTATTACTATCACGCCTGACTTTGACGTAACTCAAGACATTACAACTGGCGTAAACATTCCTCTTGAATCGCTTGCTTTCAAGTTCACTCTCTACCCAACAAGCAATGGGCTATCTTCAACAACCCTCAATGGCTATCAACTTAAGTCGCTCCCAGCGGTTGCCCGTGAGCGCGAGATTGGCATACCAGTTCTGATCTTTGACTTTGACAAAGATCGTTACAACATGGTCACTGGCTATGAAGGCTACGCCAAAGAGCGCATCTCAGCCCTTGAATCAGTTGAATCAAATGGCGATGTAATTGTTCTTCAAGACTTTACCACTGGCGAGCAGGTTCAAGGCGTGATCGAATCTCTTTCCTTTGTCCGCATGTCCCCACCAGATAAGCGCTTCTCCGGTTTTGGTGGCGTTTGCATGGTTCAGTTCCGTACCGTCAACGCATAAGGGTAGCCATGACTAGCACTGACATAACAACCATCGCGTATAACGCTGTCTTCACCATTGGAGCTACAGGTACCGGCATTTGGTACGTGTTCAAGCACGGCGTTCAGAATGTCTTACGACAAGAGTTTCAGGATATACGCGATATTAAGCATGAGGTAACTCCCAATACTGGCAGTTCCCTCAATGATGCTATCCGCAAGCAGGTTATCCCAATGGTCGAAACATTGGTAGAGCGCCAGCAAGATATAGCGGTTGAGGTAGGCATACTTGGCGGCAAGTTTGAACAACACATTAGGGAGCACAATGCTTAACCCTTGGAAAAAAAAGTACATCCATGAATCTACTGGCGATGTTCTTACATTTAGCGAGCAAGTGTCGTGGACTATCCAAGGCATTATCCGTAACTGGTGGTTCGTATTTCTCTGGACTGGCCTAAGCGCCGCATGGTGGGCTAAGCCCCATTGGTTTAAAGATACTGGCTCCTACATCCACTGGCAGTTGCTAGCCTCATGGCTAGCCGTAACCGTTGAGTTGATCATCGGTATTGCCATGATTGGCCAGACCAAGCGTGATGCTCAGATCATCCGCCACATTCTTAAACTCGAAAAACGAGAGATGGATTTGATTGAGGAAATACATGAGGACCTATGATCCAAGAATTGGCGATTACGGGTGTGTCAAAACTCATGGATTTTTTGGTTGGCTTATTCGTCTTGGTACGTTTTCTCGGTGGAACCATAGCGTTATCTATGTTGGCAACGGGGAAGTGGTTAGTGCAGATCCGACTGGCGTAAAGATCAACAAGGTCACTGACTATGACCATGTCGCTTGGAACCAGCACGAAGAGTTAGATGACGCACAGCGTCTATCCATTGTCGATTATGCAAGAGCTGCCGTTGGCGCTCCTTACAGTTTCTTTACCATTTTTGATATTGCCCTGCGTATCCTTGGGCTAAAGGTCATCGCCAATACTCGCTTTGCCAAATGGCTATCTCAGCGTGAAGGTTATATCTGTTCTGAGTTGGTGGCTGAGTGCTACCGCAAGAGCGGGATAGCCCTTTCCAAAGAAGACTGGGTCTGCACACCCGGCGATCTGGCAGAGAGATTGATATGGCAATAGTCCAAGCAAAGAATTACACGCCGGGCTATGGCAAACGTGAGCCGATCCGACTCATAGTTCTGCACAGCGCAGAAAATCAGCAGTTGCCGGGTCAGGCTGCACACCTTGCTCAATGGTTTGCCGGCCCTACCGCCCCGCAAGCGTCTGCCCACTACATGGTAGATAACGCGGCAGTTGCCCAGTCAGTAGCCGATGAGGATATTGCGTGGCATTGTGACGTGTGGGAACGCAACCTAGAATCTATCGGCATTGAATTGACTGGTCAGGCTAAATTTACCCCAGCCCAGTGGGCCAACCCTTACTCCCAGATGGTCTTAAAACAGGCTACAAGCCTCTGTAAGACCCTTATGGCTAAGTATTCGATACCCAACACACACTTGACCGCTGCGCAGATCCTAGACGGAAAAACCAAAGGCTTTTGTACCCACGCCGACATTACCGCTGCCCACAAAGTAGCTGGCGGACACACCGACCCGGGTGTTAATTTCCCTATGGTACAATTTTTGAACGGCCTAACGGCTTAGTTCTAAGGAGATACTATGAAGATAAGCAAAGCGCTTGTTGAGCATTACATTATCAGCGTTGGCGTAGCAGCAGTTGCTATCTGGCAGACTGGTAACCATCACCTAAAGCATGTTGCATGGGCTGCACTTATTGCAGTCTTTGGACCAGTTGCTTCTGCAACCTATAACCACTTCAAGGCACAGGCTGCCGCAACTAAGTAAAACTTAATAAGATTAAAGACCCCCGCTTCGGCGGGGGTTTATTTTTTTTGCCATTTTCCGTTGGCTCGCTATCGGCGCAGCCGCTCGCACCTTGGGGGCGCTTTGCGCCCAGTTAACTCGCTCCCATGCTTACGCTCGTAGTCTAACCATCGGAAAATTTTTTCGTCAAATCGAAAGCCACTGGCGTGTCTTTCTCAGCCATTGGCGGAATGTCATCGGCCAGTGATAGTCTTCGCCCATGACAACAGTTAATCACAGATCATTTTCATCCTTCACGTCATGGTTGCGATGTGGTAAAGCATGGCAACTAGAACGCGGCCTGCAAGTGCAGTCCGCACCGGCATGGTGGTTCGTAGGCGGATCATCATTCCATACAGCAGTTGAACGTTATCTCTTGGAAACATTTGAGAATGACAGAGCCAAAGCCAACTAAGAGCTTGGTCGCCATTCACGGCGAGAAGAGCGATTACACATCTCTTGGCCCCATCCGGACTTGTCCTTGTGGGTCTGATTTTTTTCATCTCAAAGTAAAGTTTGCAGATGACAACACGATTGGTTTATACCTGCTGGACATGCAATGTGTGCTATGTTCCAGCCTTGCACAAGCACCAGTACCGGAATGGGGAGCATAATGAATCACATAGTTCACAAGCATCCTAATCCTTTCAAGCGTTTCATCGGAAACGTTGCCGACAGGATTGGCAGCAAGTTTATGAATGTAGCAATTAAATGGGCAGACTCAATTGAGTTTGACGCAGACTTTTGGGAAGATGACGAGTGCTAAATGGGAACTAAACGAGCAAAGATAATTACTAAGACAGCCTTTGAGAAGGCGTTTGTCGAAGCTGAACTTCTTATGCGCAAAGCGCTAGGAGATATGATCGAGAAAGAGATTAGGCTTGAAACTAATCCTGCCACTATCGTAGGATTAAAGAAGGCTCAAGCGATCATCATTGGAACCAAAGTTGAATCTTAAAGAGATTTGGGACCGCGCCTTCTTAGAAGAGATTGGCGCTATCGAGCATCGCACGAAGACCAACCCAGTTGACTGGCGGCGTGGTGGTCGTGCAACCAAAGAATATCCCGACAAGGAAGACAAAGCGTGGTGGGATGCAAATGGTTTTAAAATGTTTGAGGACTTTGTTCTTGCGTTTAAGAACAACGGCTGGAAGGTGTGGACAGCACCAGATGGCAAGCCCGGCATTGAACTTCCATTTGAAGTGATGTTTGGTGATGTGCCGATCAAAGGCTTTGCCGATCTAGTCTTTGAGAACGTTGACGGTTCACTTACTGTTGTCGATCTAAAGACTGGCAAGTCCACGCCAGACTCAGCGATGCAGTTGGGTGTGTACGCATCCTGCATTGAGATGATCTATGGCATACGCCCACAGTATGGCGCGTACTACTCAGCTCGTTCTGCCACGCTTGAACCAAGCGAGGGCATGGAGCGTTGGTCTATACCGGTTCTTACCGAGCTATTTGCTCAGTTTGAACGCGGATTACAGGCCGAAATTTTTTTACCCAATATCGGCATGTCGTGTTCGACATGTGGAGTAAGGGACTATTGTTTCGCCGTTGGCGGAGAACTTTCATACAGCGTTGACCCACTAGCAATAATCAAATAAAGGAGAAAGAAATGGCAGCAAACGAAAGCACAAAGCTCCAAGTCAATTTTAAATTGGCTGACGGAACTTTAATCAATCTATACGCAGACAGCGCGGCTGAACTTGAAGGTCAGTTGCAGTCAATCAGTGACATGGCTCAGTTGATCTTGGCCACTGGCTCTGACTTTACTAACAAGGGCAATATCGCTTACGCGGTTAAGTCACTTGGCGCAACTGTGATCGATGAGCCAGTATGGGCTACATCAGATCCAGCACCACAAACTCATCCACAATGGCATCAACCAAATGTTCAAGTGCCATCTGGATCTGAGCATGCTTGTAAGCATGGACCAATGAAACTTAAGCAAGGAGTTAGCGAAAAGACAGGTAAGCCTTGGAGCGGATACTTCTGTACTGCGCCAAAGGATCAAGCCTGTGACGTTAAGTGGAACCGATAAGTATTAACTGATGCTATCGCTGTCACAAGCAGCGGCTAAGTCAGCAAATGATCACGCTATTCTTCCGGATCTATTCCAAGTCCTACAGGATGAGGGAATTAGATTTAGACGTGGTCAACTAACGATGATTGCCGGCGCACCCAACGCCGGCAAATCATTATTAGCATTGCACTTTGCCGTTCACATGAAAGTACCAACGCTCTATATCAGCGCTGATACTGATGCTTACACGACTGCGATTCGAGCTGCCGCAATGGTTAGCGGACATAAGGTGGCCAGCGTTGAAGAGGCGTTTGCTACCGAAACAGGCGTAGAGTTTTACCAGAGTGAGTTAGATTCAATTACTCACTTGCGGTTTGACTTTGCTCCATCCCCTACTCTTGATGAAATTGATCTATCCATTCAAGCCTATGCCGAAGCATACGGAGAGTATCCTCATCTTCTAATCGTGGACAATGCAATGAACGTTGTATCGATGCACGAAAACGAATGGTCAGGGCTACGCGAAATTGCCAAGGCTATGCACCACATGGCTAGAGAAACAGAAGCTGCGGTATTCCTGCTGCACCACACCAGTGAAGGTGAAGGCCAGCCGGATATGCCACCGAGTCGCAAGTCCATCCAAGGCAAGATCAGTCAATTGCCTGAAATGATCGTTACAGTTGCTTTACTTCCCGACACTGGCGAGTTTCGAATTGCAGCGGTTAAGAACCGCTTTGCAAAGAATAGTGCTAGTGGTAGGCAATATGTATCTTTATGGGCAGACGCATCGCGTATGTCCATCTGGAACTATCGTCAAACCACCCAGCACAATTGGAGCTATGAGTGAAAGATTACCTGTGGGACAAGCGCAATTGGGAACAAGCAAAGGAGCCAACCCCGGAGATGTATGACTTAGCGCGTCGCTACCTTATTCGCTATAACGCACAGGACTTGTTTGGTATGCTGGGCCTATGACAAACGCAAACAAGCGCAAAGGCACTCAGTTTGAAACAGATGTTCTTGGGTGGTTCAGGGGAAGACTACCCAAGGCAATGACAGAAAGGCTTGCTCTCGCCGGGGCCAACGACGAAGGCGATCTTGTTCTTATGGTCGCGGGCAAGCCTTATGTTTTTGAACTGAAAGCAACTGCGCGGTTAGACTTGCCAGAGTTTTGGCGGCAAGCAACTGTCGAAGCGCAGAACTACGCAAGGGCGCGTGGGCTAGATGAGGTTCCACCTTCATACGTTATTGTCAAGCGACGCAACGCAAGCATTGAAGATGCTTGGGTGATTCAAACATTAGACCAGTGGGCTAACATCCATGATGATCCACAAGCCTGATCTTGGAGCAGTCTTAGAAGCGTATGGCTTGACCATACAAGATCGTTACGGCTGGGTACCATGCAAGTGTGTAGTGCATGATGACAGCCACGCAAGTGCTGCATATAACTTAGAGCGACAGCAATACAATTGTTTAGTCTGCCAATTACTTGGTGACGTATATGACGTTGTAGCTCGTAAGGAAAACTTGAAGGAGTTTATTGATGTTAAACGCAGAGCAGAAAGCCTTGCTAACGGAAGCAGCCGAAAGGTACGCGCAGCACATAGACCCGCTGGCTCAGTCCTACCTACAGGGCCGAGGCATAAGCCCGGAAGTGGCAAGTTTATTCCTTCTTGGAAGCGTAGTCGATCCTAGTGTTGGCCATGAGCATGCTGTGGGGATGCTGTCTATTCCTTACATCACTCCTAGTGGTGTGGTTGGAATTAAATTCCGAAGACTAGATAACGGAACGCCTAAGTACCTATGGCCTACAGGGCAGAAGATTGGGTTATTTAATGTTCAAGATTTACATAAATCCTCAGACACAATTGCGATCTGCGAGGGTGAGATTGACACGATTGTTCTTAGCGGTTGTGTTGGTATTCCTGCTGTTGGCGTTGCTGGCGTTAGCCAGTGGAAAGCCCACTTTCCGAAACTTTTTGAACCGTACACAAAAATCTTGATCTTTGCCGATAACGATATAAAAGAGGATGGTCGCAACCCCGGCCAAGAGCTAGCCAAACGGATCAAGGAAGACTTGCCATCGGCCATTATCGTTGGCCTTCCCGGTAACCAAGACGTGAATGATCTATACTTGGCCTATGGTAAAGACTGGTTTGATGAGAGGCTAGCAGCATGACAACTATATGCGCCATCGAAGGGCCGGATTGGGTAGTCATTGGCGCAGATACTATGTCCTCTACTGAGGACGGTTTTCAGATCACCATTCCCAACGGAAAAATTTTTAGAAATAGTAATATCGTCTTTGCCGGTGCCGGCGCTGTGCGCGGCATAAACATCCTTGAGCATGATTTTGTGCCACCGCAGATCACGGTCAAAGACATGGACAAGTACATCACTAGGCAGCTCATCCCTGCCATGCGCAGAACTTTTATCGAGGCTGGCTACGAGCTTGTTAAGTCCGAGTCAAGCGTAGAGAACGACAACGTCTGGATCGTGGTAGTCAAAGGCAAGGTCTATCGGATCGACGCTGACTACTCATGGGAGCGCACTACCGACAACCTTTATGTTGCCGGCAGTGGAGAGCGCTTTGCCCTTGGAGCGATGGCAGCCCTTGCCAATGGCGCGCTTGTCGATGACCACGTTAAGGCTCGCAAGATCGTCACCAAGGCGTTGCAGATCGCCAGCAAATATGACTCTGGAACAGGCGGTAAACTCAATGTCAATTTCGTACAGGAGAGCAAATGAGCGGTTCCTATAACCCACATTTCATAGGCGGCCCATACGATGGTGGCCGGGTATCGCTAGCCTTCTGGGTGTTAGACACAATTGAAGCGCCATTTGACTATAATGACGAATTTATAACGTATGTCTGTTATGATATAGATCCTGAAACAAAAAATTATATTTACAAGGGACAGCGCAACGTACCGAAGGGTAGGCCAAATGACCGAGAAGCTACAGGTGACGAATGAGCCAAGCGACTTTACCGTCAGTATGTGGGAAGTGTTCGACGGCGCAGGTAACCTCTTGCTCAAAAAGCACCACGATTACGGACCAAAGAACATTTCACTTTCACCGGGCGGTCCGCTTAACGGCCTACGGGTGCGCATGTGGGACAAAATGGCGCGTATCAATCATCTCATCGACAGCGGTGCCACGCCAGAAAATGAATCTCTTAGAGATAGTTTCCTAGATTTACTCAACTATAGCGCCATTGCAATGATGGTACTGGATGGTAACTGGCCCGCGGAATGAAGACTATCGTTGTCGTTTCAGACCTTCAAGCCCCCTACCATGATGTGGGAGCGACAACCGCGCTAGCAGCATTTATCAAAGCGTATAAGCCAGACGAGGTGGTGAGCGTAGGAGATGAAATTGACTTTCCGCAGATCAGCCGTTGGGAGCAAGGCGGCCCGGGCGAGTGGAACTACGACATTGGTAAGCACCGAGATATTACCGTTCGATTACTTGAATCTCTTAAGATTAAGCATATCTCGCGATCAAACCACAGTGATCGGCTATACAACAAAATCAAACATTCAGCCCCCGGTTTTCTTGGTTTGCCTGAACTTGAGATTGAGAAATTCCTCAAGCTCGACGATCTTGGAATTGAATATCATAAGCGACCCTACGAGTTGGCCCCAAATTGGATACTTGTACACGGGGACGAGGGAAACGTTCAGCCTACTGCTGGATCTACTGCTCTCGGACTTGCAAAAAGGGCTGGTGCGAGTGTCGTCTGTGGACATACGCACCGAATGGGATTAACCCATTGGACGCAGTCATGGGGAACCAAATCTAAGACAGTGTGGGGCCTAGAGGTTGGCCATCTAATGAACCTCAAGCATGCTCGTTACATCAAGGCTGGGCTGTTCACTTGGCAGCAGGGCTTTGCGATCCTCTATGTCGATGGTAAGACCGTTACGCCGCATCTAGTGCCGATCATCGACAAGTCATTTACTGTGGATGGTAAAACATGGCGGTGGTAAAAGTCAACCTTAGCGTTGGCGATATAACCTACGCCACTATTGAAGCAGTGGAGCGTTACAACTTTAATCGAGCTAATGGTGGCAAGATTACTACTGCTGCTAAGACGTGGCCAGAGGCAATTGCTCGCGACATTCTTGGCGTGTGCGCTGAGATTGCAGTTGCGCGTTGGTTAGATAAGTTTCCTACTTCACTCTTTGCTGATCGCAAAGAGGGTGATGTGGGTGAGTACGAAGTACGATCAACCGCTTACCCTTATGGCAAGTTGTTGTTCCAACCAGACGATAACCCAGAGCGTAAGTATTTTCTTGTTACCATTGACGATCATTACCAAGCCCTTATTATGGGCTGGCTGTGGGGCCATGAAGGCTTGCAGGACAAGTATTGGGATACTTCCATGCCAGTTCCATGTTATGCAGTTAAGCAACAACACCTTCGCGACCCAGAGGATTTAGATTGATTTGGCTAGATGAAGCGCAAGAGATTGCCCACACCGTTGCAAGGCAAGTCCATAAGCGATACAACACGTACTTTGAGATTGATGACGTTAGGCAGGAATGTCTTGTCTGGGTCTTGCGCCGGCAAGACAAGGTCAAAGAATGGCTTGACCACGATAAAGGTTCTGAGGATTACAAGTCTGGCGTTAACCTTCTGGCCAAGACTTTGCAACGCCATGCGGATAAGTATTGCCGACGCGCTAAGGCGCAAGCGGTAGGGTACGAGATACGCGATGAAATTTTTTACTCTGCCGAGGTGCTTGAGCAGATCCTGCCATTCATTTGGAGTGAAGTAGTGCCTACGCACAACCCATCTGGTGAGCGCGTATCTGGTGGTGGTGCGCCAGCAGAAGGCGGCAACTACATCATCTCGGTATTTGATGTGCGCAAGGCTAAGAACAAACTTGAGCCAGATGATCAGATAATCTTGCAAGCAAAGTATTACGAGCAGCAGACCTACGATGATGTGGCTACTGCGCTAGGAATATCTAAATCTTCCGCTGAGCGTAAGGTGAAAGGCGCTATGCGCCGCTTGATCAAAGAGCTTGGTGGCCCAGACCCTTGGATCAGAAAGCAAAAAAATGACTAAAAAATACATACATGATGCTGATTGCTACACCGAAATACGCAGAGTCGAAGGCAAGAGTTACATGGAATTGATCTGGAACTGCGTCGATAAATGTCCGATTGGGGGAGAACATGGCACATTATGATTACCGCTGCCAAGTATGCAATATAGAAAATACCGTTGAGCGATCCATGTTTGAGGAAGGTCCGGATCCGATCTGCTGTGGCATGTCTATGCGCCGGATCTTTGGCTCACCACCAGTAAAATTTAATGGCAGTGGCTTTTACACAACCGACAACCCAAAGAGGTAACAATGAGAACACTTACATTCGTTAATGAGTCTAAGATCCTTAACCAGCAGGATTTTAATAGCATCCAATCTGCTCTGAGCATTTTCGTGGATCAAGTATCCAACGCTTGGAACCTAGAAACTACAACGGTTGGGCAGTCACCTACTCGCTCACCCAATGGCTGGAATGTCTGCATCGTGGACAAGTTTCCTAACCCAACTATCGGCGCGTATGGCTACCATGAGGTACTCAATGGCCAGCCTATTGCCTACATCCGAGCAGACTCGTTTGCCACTGCACCGCTAGGCAAGTTCCGCAAGGGCTTGTCGTTCAGAGGTAAAGTCATCTCAAAAGATCGCTATCAAGAAGGTACAGCTCTTGTCGTATTCCATGAAGTAATCGAAATGCTTGTTGATCCTCAGATTATGAACCTATCTGATCCGGATAGTAAGGGTCGGCGCTGGCTACTTGAACCAGCAGATCATGTGCGTGGTGCCATGTATAAGATCACCGCAAAAGATGGGCGCGATGTAATCGCACCAGATTGGACGCTACCAGCGTTCTACAAGTTAGACGCAAAGGCTCCATACTCGTATCTTAATTCAGTAACTACGCCATTCACACTTACGCCTACTGGCTATGGCTATTACAAGGATGCTCAAGGCTTACACAAGCTCTAAATGACAAAACCCCGCGGACAGGAATACGCGGGGCTTGTCGATCTACTGCGCGGACGGATCGCGCACTGTGGCAATTATACCATAACAATCGTCACCGACATGTCCGATATGTTTGCCATAGTCTTTTCTTAAGTTGTTAACTGTGTTGTACGGGCCGACAGCAATGGCCATTTTAAGGCTTGGATAGACCGCTACGGCCATGTACTGATCGCGCTTGGCAGTTAGTTCCTCTACCAATTCCCAGACCTTCTTGGCCATCTCTTCGCTCGATTCTGCTTCTTCTTC